ATAGAGGATTTGGATTAGAAGTCGAAACCACCTATGGGGATACTACTGTCGCTCCTTCAAGTTTCGACCCAAGCTTCTGGAACCACGCCGAAAGCGTTGAGTTCAAACTCAATGACGAACCAGTAACCAAAAGCGGCTCATCAAGGATGAATAAGCGTGCCAGAGCAGGGATAATGAAACCAACAGGCAGTACAAGTGCCGACGCGGATTTGCAACAGTTGACTTGGTATTTCCTTGGTTTCCTTGACAATTACAAATACACTGCCGGTACTGGGGATTACCATACCCACGAGTTTTATGGTGGTGAAGGTAAGGAGTTAACCAGTTTCCGTGCAATGGCCGCTTATGATATGCTCACAAAGTATGTCTATGGTTTATTATGTGATAAGTTGACTCTTGAAGTAAGTGATGAGAGCATGACTGTGGGCGCGGATTGGATTTACAAGACCGAGAAAGCAACCATTAACGGAGCATTCACCGAACCAGATGCACTTACTAATGAGGACTTGTTCATCATGTTCTATGATGTAAGCTTGAAATTGAATAACTTGCCAGTTAATGGAGTATCTACTGCTTTCAGTTTCGAGGGTAATAATAATCATAACGTGGATAGTACAATCGGATTAGGTAGCCGTTACCCACAAATGAGAGCCAAGGCCGGTAAAAGAGAAAACAGTATCAGCATCACAACTTCATTAACTAGTGAAACAGTCAGAAGCATCCTTGATGCCGAGTACGGAGAGGTCGATGCTTTACAACCAAGCAGCTGTAAACTCTTGCAAATACCATTGGAGGTTAATATTAATCATTGCGAAGACCCTAACCTTTCCTGCAAGATTGTCTTCCCAAGATGTACCGTCAGAACCGAATACAATGTAAGCAGTGTGGATAGTATCGAAACCACATTAACCCTTGAGAGTCTCGGTTCCAATACCGTAACACTTGTTGACGGCACAACCGAAGTAGAAACCGATATGTACATCAAACTCGTGAATAACCAAGAAGCTTTAATCAGTGAATAAATTTTAACAAACAACTAAGAGAACCATTTTTAGCACCACCACCATAAAAAAATTAAGGGATTGTGTGGTGCTTTTTTTTTAAAACCATAATTGTTGGATCATGATTATCATTTAATTTTTTTTAATAAATTGGGAGTGTCATTTAGTATGAGTAATAAGGATATGATACAAAAGTTAACCCTTGGAGCGGATGATATCCAAGAGGTTTGTATTGATTGGGATGGTGAAGAGGTCCAGTTTAGGCTTCGTCCTTTGACTAGTGGTGAATTAAGCAAACTCCAAGTAATAGAGAAAAAGCCGTTACAAATCAAGGTCAACATGAGAAACGGCAAACGAGAAGCCGTCCAGTCTAATATGAACGATGTGGATATTAATACTGGCGAATTCACCGAGGCACAATCAGAGGCAATGTACAAGGCAGTAGCCCTAAGCATGAGTGTAGATGGTGAAAAAGTAACCACCGACATGGTGAAAGGAATGGTCGTGGGTTTGCCTGAACTCTTATTCACAGAAGTCATTAATGTAAGCCGTTTAAGTGATAATGACTTGACTATGGTGAAACAATTTCGCAAAAACGAATGAAGCCATAGTACTATATCAATCTCATTGTGATGGTTTAAGATTAGTGAGTAATATGAATGAAGGAACACTCTTGCAAAATGCCTTCCTTAACATAATGAGTGCAAAAAAATACTCATTCATTAAAGGAATCGATGTTAAAATCAAAGCCCTTGCGGAAGCAAATGGAGTGAAATTCAAAAAATAGGATAAATGAGAGTATGAGCGAATTAATAGAAATAATACTACAAGCCGTAGACAATGCCAGCAGTGTATTCTCATCAGTCACCGACTCGGTCACCGGCATGGCCGATAGTCTCTCAGGCACCGCCGACACAGTCAGTTCAGACTTCACCGCGATGGAAACTAATGTGACTGGCTTCCAAACTGCCGTATCCAATATCGATAGTAGCAGTATTGATGAATTGGCTAATGAACTCGGGATGAGCACAGATGAGGTCGAACGATTAATCGAAACCGGTGCCAACCTAGGAAGCATACCCTTTGACATGGCCGCGGCGGAAGCAGACAACCTCGCACAATCCATCGACAACATAGAAACCGAAGCCCAAGAAAGCGGCGAAGCAATGGATGCAATGAGCAGTCTCATGAGCTTCCAAGAAATAAGCGGGTACGTGAACCAGTTGGCAGAGGCCATGTGGGATATGGCAGACACGGCAGGAACTGTTAGCGATAGTGTTAACAGAGCAAGCCTCGAAGCCGAAGGATTCGGAATATCCGCGGATTCAATGAAAACCACCGTCTCTGAATTAGCAGCATCAACTGGCAGAAGTGCTGGGGAGATAAGAGAATCATTTATTAATGCGACCGCGAAGGGAATAACAAACCTTGACAGTTTCAAGCAGATGATGCAAGGAGCAGGTGCACAAGCCTACCTATTAGGTACTGATATTGACAGTATGGCTACCAAGTTCAGCAACATGGCCGCCCGTAGCAGTATCATGGAAAGAGGCCTTGCCAGTACCGGTATAACCGTGGAAGAACTTGGTAATGTCCTCGGAATACAAGGAGCGACTATTGATGAAGTCAATGCGAAATGGGAGACCATGGACACCAATGCAAGAGCCGCCGCCCTTGGTCAAGCAGCCGCTATGAATGAAGGAAAAAATGCCAACCAAGAATACCAGAACAGTTGGGAAGGCCTTAACAAGAAGATAGACATTGCCAAAGCGAAACTGGAAACAATGGTTGGAAATGTCTTATTACCAGTACTGGTCCCAGCATTAGACGCCGCAGGCAGGATATTAAGTTGGTTCGGAGACACACTCAACAGCGTAATGGGTGGTCCGTTAGGAGGATTCATTAGTGTTATTGGGAGTCTTGCCGCCGGATTAATATTAGCATTAGGTGCGATCACAGTAGTGTCTGCGGGGATGGGTTTCTTTGAAGCGAGTTTGTTGCCGGCGATTGCGGCATCATGGGCTTTAATGGCTCCGTGGTTGCCTTGGATTGCATTGGGTGCTGCTATTGTGGCTGTGATTTATGAGATTGGTAAAGCGTTTGGCTGGTGGGATGATGCTAGTGGAATGCTTGATGCTATAAGTGCTGGTCTTAACAGGCTTTGGGAGGCTTTTATTAATAATCCTGATGTTCAAGCATTCATACAGGCATTGAATGAGGCTTGGACTGCCTTATCTGGTGCGGTTCAACCCGCGATTGATGCAGTATTATCTTTCTTCGGTGTGAACATGAGTGGAAACTTCGACATTGTGCAAATGTGGATTAACAATATTGGTATGGCTTGGAATGCGATAACCGCACCTATCAGGCTCGTTATTAGTGTGATTTGGCAAGTGATAAGCGTATTCCAATCACTCGTTAGTGGTCAGATAAGCCTCCAACAAGCAATCATCCTGATATGGGGTGCGATTACTGGTTTCTGGAGCACAATCCTAAACAGAATAGCAGGCCTCCTAATCTCCGCATTCAGTAAGATGGTGAATAATGCCAAACAGAAAGCACAAGCCATCGTAACCGGAGTAATCACCTACATAACAACACTACCCGGCAAGATGTCCACCCAGTTATTAAAAGGAGTTACCAGTATAGTGAATGCTGGTAGCAAGTGGGTAAGCCATGCAAAGACCGAAGCTGGTAAGGTAGTTAGTGGTGTGAGTGACAAGTTATCAGGTATCGGAGGCAGCATCACTAGTGCCCTTAGTGGTGTGGTTAATGCATTCACCAAGCCATTCAAAGATGCATATGATGCAGTCGCTAAATGGGTAGGCAAAATCAAATCAGAGGCCAGCAAAGTTCCTGTGATTGGTGGTGCTTTTGGTGGTGAGGACTTGCCATTGGGTGGTGCTTATGGTGGCGAAGACCTAACACCACTCTCACAAGTGAAGAGTATTGAGAAGATGGAAATCCACACCAGTAATGATGTTAATCTGAGTTTGGATCTAAAAAATGTTCCATCTAATATTGATGAGAACTTGTTAAGGAATGCCTTAGTTGAGAGTTTGACTGATAAGAGTGTGTTGAGTGTGTTGGTGAATA